AAGCTCTGGAGCATCCGGCTCGCTGCTCTCTCGGCCGGCCTGGCTGCCGCCGAGGCGTCGCTCCCGCTGTGGTCCGGCGTGATCCCCGATGGGGCTTTCGCGGTGCTCTCCAGTCTGGTGGCTATGGCTGCCGCCGTGGCGCGGGTGATCAAGCAGGATCTCGACCGTGAGTAGGCTATGGCCTTGGCTGATCGCCGGCCTCGGCTTCCTGGCTGCCGCCCTGCTGCTGGTCACCGGCCAGCGAGACAAGGCCCGCGAGCAGGTCAAGTCTGTCCGTGTGGCGCTGCAGGCCAGCGAGGCCAGCCGGGAGGTGGACGCCACCGCCCGAAAGGCTCAGCAGCAGGCCAGAGACAAAGCCGACGAGGTGCAGCGTGAAGCAGACGAACGCCCTGATGATCGCCGGCCTGATGGCCATCTTCGCCGGTAGCGGCTGCGCCACGACCGAATACATCGAGGTCATGCCGTCATGCACGCCCCCGAGCCAGCCCGCCCTCCCGGTGATCGACCAGGGGGGGTTGTGGGACGCGCTGGGCGACGCGCGCTATCGGCAGCTCGAGCGCTACATCAACGGGCTGTGGGGCTATGCCGACGAGCAGGCCGCACTGCTGCATGTGCTGTGCGCCGAGTAGCCGGGTGGTATCTGATGGCGCGCCTGGTCGTCAACCTGATGCTCGGCCTGGTGTGGCATCGACGGCGCTGATCGACTGAACACTCCGCTGGGAGCCGAGGAGGTGATCCAGCATCTCCGGGCCGGGCTCCGGTGACCCCGGCACGCCGGCAGCTCCCCGCGAGGGGATGCGCTGGCCCTACATGAGAAACCAGCATGCCCCAACGTCCTCCCAGCCCGTGCCGGGCCAAGCTGTGCCGGGCCCTGACCCGCGATAAGCACGGCTACTGCGAGGAGCATGCCCACCTGGCCCAGGCATGGAGCCGAGGCAGGGCAGGGCGTGGCCGTGGTGGCCGGCCCTGGCGCCGGTTGCGCTCGCTGGTGCTGGAGCGTGATCGCTACCTGTGCCAGGCGTGCCAGCGCCAGGGCAAGGCGACGCCAGCCACCGAGGTTGACCACATCGTCCCAGAGGCCGAGGGCGGCACCTCAGTGCCGAGCAACCTGGAGGCCGTGTGCGGCCCTTGCCACAAGGCGAAGACGCAGCAGGAGGCGATCCGTGCCCGCCAGCGCGGCGGCTGACAGGGGGGAGGGGGGATCGGATCTCTGCAGCGCTCGCCCGCGGACACCGCCACCAAAGTCAGTTTTTTTTACGCGAGAAATAACGAAGAAAATCCAGAGGCCCCCACCATGACCAATGCCGCACCGGTTCGGGCCTCCGGTGGAGGTCGCAAGCGCAAGACCCCTGGCAAGATGCAGAGCTCGCTGACGCGAGTGGCGCCGCCGGATGAGCTGATCGACGAGACGGCCGTGCGGATCTGGAAGACCCAGTCAAAGGTGCTGATCGAGCGCGGCACCTTCGAGATAGAGGACGCCCCACTGCTGGTGGCCTACTGCAACAGCTTCGCGCTGATGCTCAAGGCCGAGCTGAAGATCACCGACTGGGCAGCGGATGACGGCGGCATGGTCGTGTCCACCGCCGACGGCTCGATCAAGAAGAGCCCCTACGTGAACGTGCGCAACGACTGCATCTCGCAGCTGACCCGCACCGGCTCGCTGCTGGGCCTCGACCCGCTGACACGCATCCGCATGATGGGCGCCGGCTCGAACGACGACCCGACCGAGGGCAACGAATTCGACGAGTTCTGACCATGGCCGCCTACCCGAACGTGAACGCGGCGCAGAAGTATGCGCGCGACGTGGTCGGCGGCCGGATCGTCGCCTGCAGCTTCGTGAAGGCGGCCTGCGCCAGACACCTGAACGACGTGAAGGCCAGCAAGGCCAAGAGCTACCCCTACCGGTTCGACCGCGACTTGGCCGAGCGCGCCTGCCGGTTCATCCAGAAGCTGCCCCACACGAAGGGCGAGTGGGCCCGCGGCAACCAGCGGATCCGGCTGGAGCCCTGGCAGCTGTTCCTGTTTGCCTCGGTCTACGGCTGGGTGCGCAAGAAGGACAAGACCCGCCGCTACCGCGAGGTCTATGTCGAGGTCCCCAGGAAGAACGGTAAGAGCATCATCGCCGCTGGCGCTGGGCTTTACGCCTTCTGCGCTGACGGCGAGTACGGCGCTGAGGTCTACTGCGGCGCGACCAGCGAGAAACAGGCCTGGGAGGTGTTCCGCCCCGCGCTGAAGATGGCCCGCCGGCTGCCCAACCTGCGCAAGCGGTTCGGCATCGTGCCCTGGGCCAAGAAGCTGGAGCGCACCGACGGCAGCGTGTTCGAGCCGGTGATTGGCGACCCGGGCGACGGTTCCAGCCCCTCAATGGCCATCGTCGACGAGTATCACGAGCACCACGACTCGCGGCTCTACGACACCATGATCACCGGCATGGGGGCCCGGTCGCAGCCGCTGATGTGGGTGATCACCACCGCCGGCTACGACATCACCGGGCCTTGCCACGAGATGCGCGACCGCGTCGCCGAGATGCTCGAGGGCGTGACGCGAGACGACGAGCTGTTCGGCATCGTCTACACGATCGACAAGGGCGACGACTGGACCAGCGCCGCGGCCCTGCGCAAGGCGAACCCCAACCTCGGGGTCTCGGTGAAGGCCGACTACCTGCACAGCCAGCAGCAGCGCGCCATCGCCCGGGCCCGGTACGCCAACCAGTTCAAGACGAAGCACCTCAACGTCTGGGTTACCAGCCGGGAGGGCTTCTTCAACATGGAGCAGTGGGCAGCCTGCGAGGATCGCTCGCTGACCATCGAGCAGTTCCGTGGCGAGGAGTGCGTCCTGGCCTTCGACCTGGCCCGCAAGCTGGACATGAACAGCATGGCCCGGCTCTTCACCCGGGTGATCGACGACAAGGTGCACTACTACTGCGTCGCCCCGCGGTTCTGGGTGCCGGAGGACACCGCCTTCGACAACGAGGACCGCCGCCTGGCCGAGCGCTTCCAGGGCTGGATCACCTCGCGGCACCTCGACGCCACCCACGGCAGCGAGGTCGATTACCGCGAGATCCTCGAGTGCGCCAAGGAGGCCAACCTCGAGACCCCGGCCCGGGAGTCGCCCATCGACCCCCACGGCGCCGCCAACCTCTCGCACCAGCTGGACGACGAGGGCCTGACCCCAATCACCACGGTGCAGAACTACACCAACATGAGCGACCCGATGAAGGAGCTGGAGGCGGCCATCGTCTCCGGCCGCTTCCACCACGACGGCCACCCGATCATGACCTGGTGTATCGGCAACGTGGTGGCCAAGTATCTGCCGGGCAATGACGACGTGGTGCGCCCCATCAAGCAGGGCGCCCACAACAAGATCGACGGCGCGGTGGCCCTGATCATGGCCATCGGCCGCGCCATGGCCGCCGCCCAAGCCGGTGGCAGCGTGCTCGACTCCCTATCCGACGACGACATCCTGGTGATGTGAATGCGCCACTACCTGTTCGACACCCTGGGCCTGGCCGGCTTCGGGGCGCTGACCTACGGCCTGTACCTGCGTTACGGCCTGGCGGATGCCCTGATTGCCTCCGGCGGCCTGCTGCTGGTGCTGGCGCTGCTCGGCGCTCGGGCGGCCAAGCGTACCCAGCCGGCACCCATGAAGACGCCCACCAGTCCGCCAGCGCGCCGGTAAGGAGAGAGCATGATCCTCGATTCCCTGTTCTCACCGCCCGCGGCCCGCTCCTCCATCGAGGACCCGAACACCCCGCTCACCGGGCAGAACCTGGCCGAATACCTCGACGGCGACATCGGCATCCAGGTCGACAACAAGTCGGCCATGACGCTCTCTGCCGTGTACGCCTGTATTTACGTGCTGTCCGCCTCGGTGGCCCAGCTGCCGCTGCACGTGATGCGCAAGCAGGGCGACCAGATCGAGGCGGCCAAGGACCACCCGGCCTACTGGCTGCTGCACGACGAGCCCAACACCTGGCAGACCAGCTACAAGTGGCGCGAGACCAAACAGGCCCACGTGCTGGGCTGGGGCAACGGCTACACCCAGGTAGTGCGCAATGCCCGGGGCGAGCTGCGCGAGCTGGTCACCCGCCGCCCATGGGAGACCCAGCTGGTCAAGAACGGCAACCGCTGGCTCTACGCCGTGACCGATGCCGAGGAGGGCAGCCGCGCCGTGCAGCTGGAGGACATGATCCACGTGCGCGCCCTGGGCAGCGACGGCCGCACCGGCAAGAGCCTGATCCGCCAGCACGCCGAGACCATCGGCCTGGGCCTCGCCGCCCAGCGCTACGGCAAGGACTTCTTCTCCGGCGGCGGGCGGCCCACCGGCATCGTCACCGTCAAGAACACCCTGCAGAAGGACAGCTGGGAGCGCCTCAAAGCGGCGTGGAACGGCGCCGTGGGCCGGCTCAAGGCCAGCGAGAACAAGACGCTGATGCTGCCGGCGGACCTCGACTACAAGTCGATCACCATCCCGCCGGAAGATGCCCAGTTCCTCGAGACCCGCAAGCTGAACCGCTCCGAGGTGGCCGGCATCTTCAACGTGCCCGCCCACATGATCAACGACCTGGAGCGCGCCACGTTCTCCAACATCTCCGAGCAGGCCATCCAGTTCGTGCGGCACACCATGATGCCGTGGATCGTGAACTGGGAGCAGGAGATTAACCGCCGGATCTTCACTCGCGCCGAGCGCGCCGCCGGCTACTACGTGAAGTTCAACCTCGCCGGCCTGCTGCGCGGCACCGCCAAGGAGCGCGCCGACTTCTACCACCTGGCCATCACCGACGGCTGGATGGACCGCAACGAAGCCCGCGCCCTTGAGGACATGAACCCCCGCGACGGCCTCGACGAGATGCTGATCAGCGTCAACGCTCGCCCGGCCAGCTCGCTGGGCCAGCCCGAACCCCCCCAGGAGTGACCTCATGAGCGAGATCGAGAAGCGCGCGCTGGCCTGTGAGGTCCGCGCCGAACCGACCGAGGAGGGCCAGCCCGCGCGGATCGTTGGGCATGGCGCCGTCTTCAACCGCCAGAGCGACATGATCATGGGCATGTTCAAGGAGGAGATCGCCCCCGGCGCCTTCGACGACGTGCTCGGTGACGACGTGCGCGCCCTGTTCAACCACGACCCCAACTTCGTGTTGGGGCGCACCACCAGCGGCACCCTCGAACTCAGCATCGACGCCGAGGGCCTGCGCTACGACATCAACCCGCCGGACACCCAGAGCGTGCGCGACCTGGTGCTGGCGCCGCTGCAGCGCGGCGACATCACCGGCAGCAGCTTCGCCTTCCGCGTCGCCCCCGACGGCGACGAATGGCGCGAAGAGGACGACGGCCTGATCGTGCGCACCATCACGCGCTTCAGCCGCCTGCTCGATGTCTCGCCGGTGACCTACCCGGCCTACCCGGATGCGGGCGCTGCCAAGCGCTCTCTCGAAGCCCGCTGCGAAGAGATCAAGGGTCTCGCGCAGAAGGCCATCAACCAGCGCCGCGCCCGCGAGCGCTTCCTTGAGCTGATCCAGGCCTGAGCGGCCGACAACCCATCCGCAACACCGCCCCGGAGGGCACCAGCATGAAACTTCACGAGCTGAAGCAGAAGTACAACGCCGTCGCCAAGGACATGCGGGCGCTGCATGACACCATCGGCGACAACGAGTGGTCCGACGAGCAGCGCGACCAGTGGAAGCGCATGAAGCACGACCTCGACGCGCTGCAGGACAAGATCCAGCGCGAGGAGCAGCTGCGCGACGCCGACCAGCGCTTCGTCGAGCGCCACGAGGACGAGCACCGCCAGAACCTCGAAGGCGAGGAGCGCGGCGCCCCCAGCGTGGACGAGCAGCGCGCCCAGGCGTTCGATGTCTTCCTGCGCCAGGGCCTTGGCGAGATGACCACCGAGCAGCGCCAGGTGCTGCGCGAGATGCGCGCCAACGCCACCGATCCGAACGAGAAGGGCGGCTACACCGTAGCCACCGAGATGCTCGAGATGATCTACGAGTCCATGAAGGACTACGGCGGCCTGGCCAGCGTCTCCCAGGTGATGACCACCGACCGCGGCAACACCATCGAGTGGCCCACCTCCGACGGCACCGCGGAAGAGGGCGAGCTGCTCGGCGAGAACACCGAGACCAACGAGGAAGACGTCGCCTTCGGCATGAAGGACCTGGGCGCCAAGAAGCTCAGCTCCAAGGTCATCCGCGTCTCCAACGAGCTGCTCCAGGACAGCGGCGTCAACATCCAGGCCTTCCTGGCCAACCGCATCGGCCAGCGCCTGGGTCGCGGTGAAGCCAAGTACCTGGTGCAGGGCACCGGCGCCGGCACCCCGGAGCAGCCCACCGGCCTGCAGACCGCGGTGACCAACGTCACCAACGTGGCCGCGGCCAACGAGTTCACCTGGCAGGAAGTCAACGCCCTGGTGCACTCCGTTGACCCGGCCTACCGCCGCGCCGCCGGCTTCCGCATCGGCATGAACGACAACACCCTGAAGCTCATGACCGAGATGGAAGACCTGCAGGGCCGCCCGCTGTGGCTGCCGGCTGTGGCTGGCGCCGTGCCCGCCACCATCCTCGGCCGCCAGTACTTCGTGGATCAGGGCATCGCGGACATCGCCAACAACGCCAAGTTCATGTACGCCGGCGACTTCCAGCAGTTCATCATCCGCCGCGTGCGGTACATGGTGCTGAAGCGCCTGGTGGAGCGCTACGCCGAGTTCGATCAGACCGGCTTCCTGGCCTTCCACCGCTTCGACTGCGTGCTTCAGGACACCGCGGCCATCAAGGCCCTGGCCGGCCCGACCGGCACCTGATCAGGCGCATGACCCCAACCGGCTGGCCCCGCTACGGCAGGGCCAGCCATTACCCGAGGCACCCCCATGCTCGAGCTGGAGATCATCAAGCAGCACGTCCGGCTGGAGCTGGACGACGACGCCGAGGACACCCTCCTCGAGACCTACGCCACGGCCGCCCAGCGGTACGTGGAGAACCACACCGGCCGCACGCTCTACGCCACGGCGGGAGAGATCCCCAAGGACGAAGAGACGGGCGCCCCCACCGACGAGCACGCCCTGGTGCTCGACGATGACATCACCACCGCGATGCTCCTGCTGATCGGCCACTGGTTCGAGAACCGGGAGAGCGTCGTGATCGGCACCAACACCAGCGAATTGCCCATGGCGGTGCAGGCGCTGATCAGCCCCTACCGCCACTTCTTCATCGACTGAGGAGGCCGTCATGGCCAAGCAAGCCACCGACACCGACAAGCGCGAGGCCGCGGCCCCGGCAGAAACCGCCACCGCCGACCAGGCCGAGACCGCATCCCAGCCGGCCAAGGCCGCCGAGAAGCCCAAGCCCAAGACCGTCAGCCAGCCCGCCACCCGCGCCCGCATGGTCGATGCCAAGCTCAAGGCCCGACACTGCCGCGGCGGCACCTGCAAGGAGGCGGGCGAGACCATGCGCATGACCGCCGGCGAGTACGAGCGACTCAAGAAGCACGGGCGGGTGGAGTGATGGAGCGCGAGCTGCTCGACCACCTGGCCGCGCTGACAGCCGCCCTCCACGCCCAGACGGCGGCCATGCAGGACCTCGCCGACAGCAACCGCGCGGTGGTGGATCTCGTCATCGCCCAGCAGGCCGAGGGCGAGGAGGTCGACGAAGAGGCCAAGTCGCGCACCTACCTCGACGGCACCCCGCTGGAGCTCTGACATGCGTATCGGCAAGCTGCGCCACCGGGTGACCCTCGAGGCCCCCGGGCAGACGCAGGACCCCAACACCGGCGAGATGACCCCCGGCTGGCAGCCAGTGGCCACCGTGTGGGCCAGCGTCGAGCCCCTGAGCGCGCGGGACTTCATCGCCGCCCAGGCCTCGCAGAGCGAGATCACCGCGCGGATCGTGATGCGCTACCGCGAGGGCATCACCCCCGAGATGCGCGCCGTGCACCGGGGCCGGCCCTACAAGATCCACGGCGTGCTGCCCGATGCCGGCAGCGGCCGCCACTACCTGACGCTGCCCGTGTCGGAAGGAGTCAGTGATGGCAGCTGAGAAGAAACTACCGTACCCGCCGCCCGCTGCGCCCAAGACTAGACCCCTGGTGTTGCGCCGAGACGAGTGGGGGCAGGTGGCACTGTTCGATGCCGAGACCGGCGACATGATTGCCGCCCAGGCCGAGGTCCAGATCCGGCAGCAGCCCAGTAACGTCACCGAGGTGACGGTGACCTTCTACTCGCACCCCGGCGACAAGGGGCTGCACATCCAGATCAACGACTGACCCAAGGAGCACACCATGGCACAGGCCACCGTACTGGCCGCCGGCACCACGGCGGACACCTCCACTGACATCACCGTCGCTGCCGGCGAGAGCGTGACCGTGGGCATCTTCGCCGCCACCGCCGCGATCCTGCCGGCCGGCGTGCAGTGCCTGGTCGTGCAGGACACCCCGGGCGCCGACAAACCTGCAGGTCGAGATCATCCCCGACCCCGAGTGAGGCCGCACCATGCCGATGCAAGGTGACTACCAGCTGCAGGGCCTCGAGGAGGTGCTCGGCCGGCTCAAGGCGCTGGAGGAAGAGCCGCGCAAGAAGACCACCCGCTTCGCGCTGCGCAAGGCCGCCAACCTGATCCGCGACCGGGCCAAGCAGAACGCCGCCGCCCTGGATGACCCGACCACCAGCAACAACATCGCCGCGAACATCGCAGTGCAGGTGGACAACAAGCACTTCAAGCGCACCGGCGATCTCAAGATGCGCGTCGGCGTGCGCGGGGGCGCCAAAGGCCACGCCGCCGCCGTGGGCGAGCTGCGCGGTGCCGGCAGCGGCAACCCGGGCGGCGACACCTTCTACTGGCGCTTCCTGGAGTTCGGCACGAGCAACATGGCCGCGCGGCCCTTCCTGAGGCCTGCCATGGACCAGCAGGCGGGCGCCGCCTCCGACACCTTCGTGGCCGAGTTCGACAAGGCCATCACCCGCGCCATCCGCCGGGCGAACCGGGCGAAAGCCTGACAGGAGAGACCATGCTGCCCCCGATCTTCGCCGTGTGCGCTGCCTCGGCGGCCGTCACCGCACTGCTAGGCACCGCGCCCACCCGGCTCTACCCGTTCGGTGAGGCGCCCCAGGGCGTGGCGCTGCCCTATGCCGTGTGGCAGGGCCTGCCCGGCGGTGGGCCGCTGAACCACCTGGGCGACCGGCCAGACATGGACCAGTGGCTGCTGCAGGTGGACGTCTACGCCCGCACGGTGGCCGATGCCACGGCCGTGGTCGAGGCCCTGCGCGACGCCATCGAGCCCCACGCCTACATCACCCGCTGGGGCACCCAGGAGACCGACCGCGACACCGGCCACCGCCGCCTCGGCTTTGACGTCAGCTGGCACCGGCCACGCTGACCCCGCTCAACCGCAACCCCCTGCCCGCCGCGTGCGGGCTTTTCTTTGCCCGACAGGAGCACGCACCATGTCCGTACTGGCCCAAGGCACGCACGTCTTCGTGATCGACCCCAACGGCGGCACCCCCCAGGTGCTGCAGATCATGAAGGCCACCAGCTTCAACCCGGGCGGGGCCCCGGCC